TTGTCAGTCGAGGACATTAACCGCAGGCCCGGCAGAGACCTTCACGCCTTCTACTGGCTGAACAACGACGAGATAGGCGAGCTTGGTCCCGAGTGGAATTGGCTGGTGAACGTAGAACCCCAGCCCGATGACGTAGGCATTGCTCACTTCACACTAGGAGGCCCGTGGTTCCCCGACTGGCAAGGGGCTGACCATGATGACCTGTGGCTAAAACATGCGTGACGGCGTTAGTGGTGTGTTTGACGGCTTGCCTGAGCTAAGAGCGAAACTTAGAACTTTATCTGATGACGCGCAGTTTAATGGCGGCAGGTTTGCTGGAAGAAAGGCGGCAAATGTCTTGCGAGAGGCAATGGCCCGCGAGGCCGCGTCCATTGATGACCCCCAAACATCTGAAAGCATTGAAAGGAACCTTGCCGTAAGGTTTAGCTCTCGCACGTTTAAGCGCTCCGGCGACATTAAGTACCGCGTGGGTGTTAGAGGCGGCGCAGCGTCTAGGGCAAAGAATCAATCAAACCCTGGCGGTGACACGTTTTACTGGCGGTTCCTTAACTTCGGCACTCAGAAGATCGGGCGGCAGATGTCGCTTGAAAGGGCGGCACAACAAAGCGAGTCGGAGGTTTTCCAGACGTTCCGCAAGCAGTATGAAAAAGCCATAGATAGGGCCATAAAGCGAGCGAGGAAAAATGTTTCCACCCGTATTTCAAACCGTCGCCGCTGACAGCGATTGCCAAACCAATCTTGGGGTCAGTCCGACAAGGTTCTATCCCTTTGGTGAAGCTCCTACGGGGGTGGCGAAGCCCTACGCTGTCTGGTCTGTAGTCACAGGATCGCCCGAAAATTACATAAATGAAATCCCAGACTTTGACGTTTGGGCTATTCAAATTGAAGTATTTGCAGAGACGGCTGACGCATCAAGAAATGCTGCAGAGGCTTTGCGAAATGCTATTGAGCCGGAGGCTCATGTTGTGGCGTGGCGGGGAGAGTCCCGCGACGTTGAAACCCGCTTGTATAGATATTCTTTCGACGTTGACTGGATGGTTTCCCGCGAAACCCAGAGCTAGGAGTAAATCATGGCTATTAAGACCCAAGGCACGCGCCTTTACGCAATTGACCCGGCAGATGATTCCGTTATCACGGTTGGCTGCATCACGTCCCTTGACGGGATCGACACGACGAACGAACAAATTGAGACGACTTGCCTGAGCGATCAGGCGCGGACGTATCTTTCTGGGCTTGCCACCCCTGGCGCGGCCACATTTGAGATCAATTTCGATACGACTGACGCCACGCACACGCGCCTTCACGAACTCAAGGTAGCGGGAACCACGCTGCTGTGGGCTGTTGGTTTTTCTGACGGCACTGCGGCTCCAACTGTGGACTCCAGTGGCACGTGGGATCTTGGCACTTCGCGGTCGTGGATTCGCTTTGAAGGCTTTATGACCAATTTCCCGTTTGCCTTTGCGCAGAACTCGGTCATCACGTCGTCGGTCGGCATCCAGATTTCCGGTGAGCCTGAAGTGATCGCTGCGGTATGAGTCTGGATCTTCAATCGCTTTACAAGCAAGGTGCTTTTGCTGGCGCTCCGGTCAAGCGTGACATCACGTTCAAGGTCGGCGGTGAGGAAATTACCGGCACGGTTTGGGTTCGTCGCCTGTCGTATCGGTCGGCTGTTGATGACCTGAAAGCCGTTGAAGGCCAAGAGGATCTTGTCGCTGCGCGTATTGCTCATTGCATTGTTGACGAGGACGGCAGTCAGCTATACCAAAAGCATGACGTGACCGGCGTGTATGATGACGGTAGCCCGGTGCTTGATGAGGACGGCAAAGAGCGCGGTGGTTTTGTCACCACGCTTATCATGGCGCTGCTGGAGGCTATTGGCGAGGTCAACGGCCTGGGAAAGAACAAGGGCTAGACGAGGAAACAGAATTCCTGCATGAGCTTGTGTTGTGCGGTATCGGCGGAAAGACCGTTGAGGAGGCTAAGCAAAACATCAGCTATGCTGAGTTTGTTGACTGGTGCCGGTATCGGGCAAAGTGGGGATCACTGAATCTTGGTATGCGGGTTGACAGGGCTGTGGCGCACGCGATGCGGCTGTACTTTAACGCGCACTCCAAAACGGCCAACCTAAAGCACCCCGACCTTTCGCCGTTTGATGAGGCGGCAAGGCGCGGCGTCGATGTAGATAGCCCTGACGAAATGTTTGCCCTGCTGTCAAGTTTGGCTAGGAAAAATTAATGGCATCACTCGGTACATTGACGCTTGACCTTGTGGCTCGCACGTCAGGATTTGTGCAGGGTCTTAGCAAGGCCGAACGTCAGTCAGAAAAGTGGCGGCGTAAGGTGGCGCGAGACGCTGCCCAGGTCGGCAAAGCCCTTGCGGGTGCCACCACTGCCCTAGCGGGAGCCGTGACCGCCCTTACCGTCCAGACGACAAAGGCCGCAACGTAAATAGCAAGGCAGTCCCAGCTTGCCAACGCCACAACCACGGAATTTCAGCGGTTCGCCGCTGGTGCTAAAGCCGTCGGGATCGAGCAAGATAAGCTGTCTGACATTCTCAAGGATGTAAATGACAAGGTAGGTGACTTCCTCACTACTGGTGGCGGCCCGCTTGCAGATTTCTTTGAGCAGATAGCGCCTAAAATTGGTGTAACTGCCGAGCAGTTCAGGAACCTATCAGGCCCCGATGCGTTGCAGCTTTACGTGTCTAGCCTTGAGCAAGCCAATCTCAGTCAAGCTGAGCTTACGTTTTTTCTTGAGGCTATCGCCAACGATGCAACTGCGCTACTTCCTCTCCTAAAGAACAACGGCACTGCGCTTAATGAGTTTGCAGACGCAGCGGCGGCGTCCGGCAAGATCCTTAACGAAGACGTTATAGCGGCAGCGCGAGACCTAAAAGACACGTTCACGGACCTGGAAAACAACTTTATCGGCTCAAGAAACCTAGTCGCGGTAGAGTTGCTGCCGGTGTTCCGTGACCTGTCTATTGCCTTTGACGATCTCCGCATTGACTCTGATGGGGCGAGGCAAGCAGGCGAAGCCTTGACAGTTGTCATCAAGGGGTTGGCAAGTGCGGCGACAATTATCGCAGGGACATTTAACCTCGCCGGTAAAGGCGTGGCAGGTTTTGCTGCGACAATAGCCGCACTGCCTCGCGGGCTTGGAGCTGCAAAAGCGGCGTTTAAAGAATTTGCTTTCGACGCTGGCCAAGAGATTGAAGGTCTGCGAGCGCGGCTTACTGACATCTTTGCCGCAGGCACGCCGGGTGCGCAGGCGTCTGCTGATTTTTTGCCAGGGCGATCCAGGCGCACACTGCCAACGCTGGGGCAAGGCGCATCGCCTGTTGTTGAGAAAGAGCGTGTACAGCAAGAGGCTATAGCCGAGACGGTAGAGCAGGGCGAAATAAAAACAACTGCTATTCTGGAGGAGGCACTTCAAGAGCGGGCAAAGCTACGCGAGCAATACGCTAGCCAAGAGCAGGAAACGCTTGTCCAGTCTCAACAGCAGACGGCGGCGATTTATGAATCGTCGTTTGGTCAGATCAGCAATGTGGCGCGGCAATTTGCTGGCGAGCAGTCCGGCATTTATCGGGCCTTGTTTGCTGTAGAGAAGGGCGCAGCTATTGCCCGGTCCATCGTGGCAATACAAACAGCCCTTGCTAACGCCTCTGCGTCTGGCCCCTTCCCGGCCAACCTCGCGGCTATTGCTCAGGTGGCATCTGCTACTGCCGGGATTGTCTCTACCATCGCATCCACTCAGATCCAGGGCCAGGCCCACGACGGCCTGATGTCTGTCCCCAAGACGGGCACCTATCTTCTTGAAAAGGGCGAGCGGGTTACGACCGCAGAGACTTCGGCTAAGCTGGATCAGAAGCTGGACGGCATGGGCGGTGGTGGCGTCCGCATCATCAACTCTATTGACCCATCCCTGATGAATGACTTTCTTGGATCGTCGCAAGGCGAGAAAACCATTATGAACGTCATTCGCAAGAATCAGCGCACTATCTCTGCCCTGAGCTTCGCATGAGAGCGTGGCCTTTTAAGCCTAGAACCCCTGTCCTTGAATCCCTGCAGTGGTCTACGGATATATTTCTGGCCAAAGCAGCCGAGCAGAGGATAGCCCTCCGCACGCAGCCCCGCAGAACCTTCTCCTACGCTCACACTCTCACCGATGAGGAGGCCAACTTTGCCCGCGTCCTGATGCGCAACACACAGGGTAATGGGTTCTATGTACCCGACTGGACTCAGGCAGAACAAGTTGGCACGATTCTTTCGGGGGCAGAGGTAACGCTCCCGGTAGACCTTTCCGTGGCCACCTACGGCACCAAAGCCCTGGTGTGGGAAAGCGTATATCACTATGAAGT